ATCGTTTCGAGTTTTTGCAGATGACCTTTTTAATTGTCCTAGTGATCTAGCGCAGTATGATTTTCTGCGATTTGCAGCTTTCGATCCAGGCTTCACTTTTCCTGTCACAGCTGTTTTTAGTTTTGAACCGGGATTTGCTCTTCTATGGGCAGCGACACCGGCTCGAGTCATGCCCGCTCCAGACTTTGTAGGTCTGTAATTTTTTTTATTTCTTGCTATTGGATTATCTCTTTTTCGCATTTGTAAATGTTTTTACGTTCGTTGGTTTACCACCTGGATTACCCGCTGCTCTTTTTCGTCTGACAGCAGATGCCTTTTGACCTTTTGTCATCCGTGTGGCTTTTGCAAGTGGTACGCATTTCGGGTATTTTCTTTTTGAACCTTTGGCAGATTTTCTTCCACAAGGTTGATATTTGCCATCCTTCTTTGGAGCTCCAATATCTACCCATTTTTGATCTACCCATTTTTTTAAATCGCCCATTAGACCATTCTAGTTTTTTTACGCTTGTCGGACATTACTTTGCCACAACCTCTAGCGATGAAGCCACCATCTTTAGCTTTTACTTTTCCTTTACAAACTTTAGATGCATACATGTTTGCGTATGCTGACGGATAAACATCGAATTTTCTCTTCGCCGCAGCTTTACCTTTTGGACAAAGTTTGGCCATTATTTTTTAAGTTCTCTAACTATTCTTTTTTTTTCTTGTTTAAGATTTTTTTTACCTTTTGAAGTTTTTGCTTTTTCAGCATCAACTCTACCAAGTTCTTCAAGTCTGTTCATTCTTTTAGTGTTAACACGACCACCTTTTTTCATGTAACCCATTTTGTTTCTAACTTTAGTTGGTAGTTTTTTTAAACCTTTGTTATCAGCTGGCACAGCTTTAAGCATACCACCATCTTTTTTACCAGGTTTAATTGGTTTAGGTTTCATTTGTTGACCATATCTATCTGTAGGTTTAGGTCTTAAAACACCTGGACCTTTAGGTTTGATTACTTTACCACCTTTTTTCATTGCGCCTCTGTCCATAAGTTCAGTAGGTACTCTTTTAGATCTCATGTTTACACCTTGTCCACGTGAATACATCATCGGTCCCGATCTGCCGCCCATACCGCCGCCAGCTCTTTTTACTCTGTCTGCTCCTCTTGGTTGAGCAACTTGTGTGTTATATCTTCTATTTGCCATTATTTTTTTCCTCCTTTAAATATTTGAGTTCCCTTTATACCAAAAATACTTGCAACTACAAGTATCCATAAATTAGTGAACCATTTCGGCAGGTTACTAAAATGTTCAAAGAAAGTATTTACTTTGTCCATCGCAGTTGGATCGTCCGATATTACTGCCCATGCCAGAACAATAATAGGTGCGCTCAATATTCCGAGCACGAATTCGTCTTTATAATCGTTTTGTCTCGCTTCTAAAAGTTTACCTTGGTAAGCTTCTTCACCACGAGCTTGTTTTTCTGCATGCAACAATTGTGCATCAGACATTGCTACTTTTGCCTTCTGTCGGTTTGCGTAAATTTTACTTCCCGCAGAAACGGCTAATTTAATTGCCGAGAACCACATATTAGTACCAAGTAGCTTTTACTGGTTTCTTATCAGCTCTCATTCTTCTTGTTCCTTTAACATCTACTGTTTGTGATGTTGATGGATCAGTAGCTTCGATAGTAACACCACCTGTTTGGTAACCATCTTTGCCAACGCCAAGTTCTTTTTCGATCTTAACGTCTTTGTTCATGAATGTTGAACCTCTTTGCCAATCTTTACTCATATTTATCTCCTTGTATTAATTATATCTATTTTTTTCCAAAATTTCTACCGAAATCGTGAATTTTACTCTTATCTGACATACCTTGTTTAGCTAATGACACACTTGCTCTTAATTTTGCTAGTTTTTCATTTTGAACAAGCTTATCTTCTTGATTTTCTTGGTTCATAAGTGCTTTTGCAGTGTCTAAATCAATTCTCTCTTGATCATCTTTAGCTTTTCTCTCATTTTCTTTAGCTCTTAAGTCAACTTCTCTTGCTTTTAACTTAATTAATGGATCACCACTGTACTCACCCATAATTTTTTGTTCTTCATCCATATATTCTTTAGTCATTTCAGCAATCAATTGTGCTTTTCTTGCATTAATCTTATTTGTTAGTGCTTGAGCTTGCGCAATCAACTGTGGATTCTGTGGATTTTGTTGTAACATCATTTGCATTTGTTGTGCTTGCATTAATTCTTGAGAAAATTCTAATTGAATCTGTTCTTGAGCCATTAAACTAATTCTCTCTAGAATATTTTTCTGTAATGCAGCCATAACAGACGGTGAATTTTGTACCATATTAGATTGCATAAAATTTAAGTGTGAATCAATGTGTGCTTTGTGATCTTGACCTGGAAAAGCTTGAAAAGGTTTCATACCCATTGCAGCAATTTCTTCAAGTGAAGGATCAATAGGAGTTGGTTGTGCTGGTGGTGGTAAAATTGCATTTATATTTTTAACACCGATTGCATCATACATAGATCTGTATGCTTGATATAGATCGTGTATTTGTGGATTAGTTTGAGCTAGTTGTAATTGTGTTTGAGCCATAGATATTCTTTGTGTTTGAGAAAATATGTTTGGATCAGCTACTGGAATAATATCTATTCTATCATCAAAGTCTTGAACTTTAATATTTCTTGTAGCTCCAACAACATCGTATGGATATACAGCTGGTAAATAAGTTTTAAAAACTTCTGCTAATAATTTAAATTCTTGTTTTAGACCAACGTATAATCTTTTGTGAATCGCTGACATTACACGTGAACCACGTTCTAATAATGCAACCGTTGTACCCACGGCAGCTTGTTGGTTCATATCGCCTACTTGTGAGTCTGCGATAGACGCGAATCGTTGGCCTGCTTGAACAACTATACCCATTAATGAAAGTAATGTTTGATCCGGTCCTTTAAATGGTAATTGCATAAACTGATCTCTGATGTTTCCACCAGGTGCATCTACATCTCTAAACTCTCCAGGTTGTAATGGTTGTGCATCATCTCTAATTCTTAATCCTCTAGTTTTAAAACCAGCTGGTAAGTTAGCTAATGTACCTGCATCTAATAATTGTCTTAAAGCTGCAGTTGCAGTTCTAGTTAAACCACCAATCATGTGAATTAAACCAAAACCATAAAAACCAGTTCCAGGTAAAAATTTAAATTGCACAAAATAATCTATTTTCTTTTTCATTGGATCTGTTGCTTGATAGTTTCTTCTAATTGATAAAACAGTTTGATTGTTTTCTGCAAACGTTACAATGTAAGGTAATTTAATTCCTGTAGGTTCCCCATCTTGATTAACATCTTCATAACCTTCTAGATCTAAATTAGTATGCATTTCAAAAAGTGTATGTTGATCTTCTTGACCGTCTTTTGTAATACCTTCTAGTTCTAATTTTTTATCTGATAATTCATTTGATGTTACAGGAGGTTCTCCTAATTCTACATCTCTATAAAAACCTGCAACTTGTTGTTTTCTTAATTCGTTAGCAGAAATTTTAATAACATGTACGATAGCATCTGTGTCATCTAATGATGTTGCTGAATAAGGTACAATTAAATCTTCTGCCGGTACAAATTTAGATACGGCTCTACCTAAAAGATCGTCATAATAAACTTTCTTAAAAGTAGAACCGGACAGGGGTAGATAGAAAAGCATTTGATCAAACTCTGGTTCATATTCTTTCATCTTATCCATAAGTTGATAATTCATAAAATTTTTAACACGTTTAGATTGTTCTTCTTTTTCAACATTGATAGCACCTAAAATTTGTGTTCTAACTGGACCATCACTTGGTAATAATTCTTTGTAAGCTGTTGCTTGAAATTGTGTAACCGCTTCAGCTAGTACAGGGTGATTAACACCTGACGCACCTTTGAAGGGTTCTGTTCTTCTCTCGTATTTGAAACCTAATAATTCTAAACCTTCTCTATAAGATTGTTCCCAATCTGCTCTTGATTCTTTGTACTCTGTGTATTGATCAAAAAGAGTTGAACCTAAAGATTCTAACTCACCATCAGACATGTCTTCTGCTAAATTTGCAAAGTGACCATCTGTGCTTCT